CGTTTTCGCGAAACAAACGGCTTGAAACAGCCGTTTTCAGAGGGGTCGGAGTGACGTCTGCTCCCGTGGCTGTCCGGAAGTCGTATACCCCTCGGGGTGAGCCGTTTACGGTGGAGCATTTTGAGCATTGGGCGCGGCGGCTGGTGTTGGACACGGGGGAGCGTTGGCGGTTGGAGGCGTTCCAGCTTGAGTTTGTGGAAGATCTGTTTTCTGGTCGGCGGGAGAATTGGTTGGTGTTGCCGGAGGGTTCGGGGAAGACGACGTTGATTGCGGGGATCGCGTTGTATGGGTTGCGGTTCGCGGAGGATGCGTTGATTCCGGTGGCCGCGTCGACGCGTGATCAGGCGCGGATCATGTATCGGCAGGCGAAGGGGTTTTTGCGTCGGTCGGAGCTGGATGATGGTCGTCTGACGTTCGAGGCGTTTGACGGCTATCGGCGGATCGATTTGAGGTGTGAGCGGCCGGGGAAGGCGAAGCGGACTGAGGTGTTGGGTTCGATTGAGGTGCATGCTGCGGATGCTGGTTCGGGGGACGGGATCATTCCGTTTCCGTATGCGTTTCTGGATGAGTTGCATCGGCATCGGTCGCTGGATCTGTATGAGACGTGGCGGGGGAAGTTGGAGAAGCGTGGCGCGCAGATCGTGACGATTTCGACGGCGGGTGAGGCTGGTGGCGATTTCGAGGCGATGCGCGATTCGGTGCGGCAGTCGACGCCGAATGTTGTGCGGGCTCCTGGGTTCGTGAAGGGTGTGTCGGACGAGATCGTGTTTCACGAGTATGCGTTGGAGGATGGGGCGGCGTCGGATGACATGGATGCGGTGAAGCGGTGTAATCCGCTGCCGGCGTTGACGGTCGAGGTGTTGTCGCGGAAGCATCGGTCGCCGACGATGACGCCGCAGCATTGGGCTCGGTTCGTGTGTAACTTGGCTACTCGGTCGACGTCGGCGGCGATCACTGAGGCTGAGTGGTGGAACGCTGTTTCCGAGGAGCCGTTGCCGACGGATGCCGACTGGTTTGTCGGGATGGACGTCGGGTGGAAGCACGACACGACGGCGCTTGTGCCGTTCGCGTTCGTTGATTCGGAGACCCGTCGTTTTGGTGAGGCGACGATCATTGTGCCTCCCAGGGATGGTAATTCGACGCATCCGGATGAGATCAAACGCGCGATGATCGATTTGTGTGCGCGTTTTAGGGTGTCGACGGTCGTGATGGACATTTCGAACGCGAACGACATCGCGGCCTGGATGTCGGACGAGCTCGGGCTGCTTGTCGTCGACCGGGCGCAGACGAACAAACCGCAGGTTGAGGATTACGAGCGGTTCATGGAGGCGTTGAGGCAGGGCTGGTTGAAGCATTCGGGTGATCCGGGTTTGCGTCAGCATGCGTTGAATGCGGTTGCGCGGCTGATGCCGGACGGCGGCTCGAAGTTCGCGAGGCCGTCACAGACGAGGTCGACGTCAGACAAGCAGGACGTGCGCGTCATCGACGCGTTGGTGGCGGCGGCGATGGTTCATTCGTATGCGGTTGAGACGAATCAGGGTGGCGGTTACATGATGAGTTTCGATGCTGTGGAGTTGGCTGCGTGATCGTTGTGACGGGTGCGTCTGGTTCGCTCGGGTCGGCGCTCGTTGCGCGGTTGCGCGCGGGCGGCCACGATCCGGTCGTCACTGACGTGGATTCGATGGACGTGACTGATGAGGGCCAGGTCGCTGATGTTCTGGGTGTGTGTGAAGCGGATGTGGTGTTCCATTTGGCTGGTGCGAAGCATGCGCCGGCGGGCGAACTTGATCCGTGGAATGTGATGTTGGTGAACGCGGTTGGAACCAGGAATGTGCTTGAGCATGCTGGTGGGGCCCGGGTGGTGTTGGCGTCGACGTGTAAGGCTGCGGATCCTGAAACGGCGTATGGGGCGTCGAAGTTGATCGCGGAGCGCATGGTTCTGAATGCTGGCGGCAGCGTGGCCCGGTTTTACAATGTGCCGGAGACGTGCGGCAACGTGTTCGAGTTGTGGCGGTCGCTGCCCGCGTCTGATCCGCTGCCGGTGACTCCTTGCAAGCGGTATTTCCAGTCGCTCGAGTCTGCTGTAAATCTGCTGTTGGGTGTCGTTGGCCTTCCGTCTGGTCGGTATTGCGTCTACCCTGGTCAGTTGCGGCTAATGGCCGATGTGGCTGCCGGGTTGTATCCCGGCCGAAAGCAGAGACAGATCCCTCCTCGCCGCGGAGACAGATTCGCGGAACCGTTGCACGCAGCACATGAGGCCCTCTTCCTCGTTAGTGGGACGATAAGTATGGCCCAGATCGTTTCACCGCATGATTTGGTTGTCCCTTCGCTGGTGGCGGCGTGATCCATCCGACCGCTGTGATCGGCGGGCCGCCCGAGCATCGCGACTGGTATCAGGGCATGGAGACGTTCCACCCTGAGATTGATGTGTCAGCCCGAATCAACGCTTTCGTGACCGTTGACGCCGGCATTCACGCTCCCACGCGTGTTGGTGCTCGCACGTTCTGTATGACGAAGACGCATGTTGGTCATGACGCCCAGGTTGGAGCGGACTGCGAGCTAGCGCCGGGAACGGTGATAGCCGGCCACGCGGTCCTTGGCGATGGTGTCCGTTGCGGCATCGGTGTTCTCGTCAGGCCGTTCATCACCATCGGGGACGGAGCCCGTCTTGGTGCCGGCGCGGTCGTCGTGAAGGACGTTCCGGCCGGAGAGGTGTGGGTAGGGAACCCTGCTAGGCGTCTCGAGCCTCCTTCGGCGCCGCCGGAGTGGTCGCAGGAGGAGTGGGACGGATGGAACGAGTGGTATGAGACGGCCCGGGCAAGGGCGGTGACGGCATGAGGATCATTGCGTTGCTGGCGTGGTATTCGGAGTCGCCGACGTGGCTTTCTCACACCGTTTCGTCTCTTTCCAAGGCGGATGTGGCTCATGTGGTGGCCGTCGACGGCGCGTATGCGTTGTATCCGGGGGCGCATGAGCGTCCGAGCTCGAGCGTTGAGCAGACGGAGGCGATCGTGGAGACGGCCCGCGGAGCCGGCATCGGCTGCACCGTTCATGCGCCCGCGCATCCGTGGTGGGGGAACGAGGTCGAGAAGCGCACGTTCATGTTTCGGGCCGGAAATCTGGTCGCGGAACCGTTCGTGGACTGGTTCCTCTGCATCGACGCGGACGAGATCGTGTACAAGTCGCCGCCCGACCTGCACGAGCGCCTGTCAAAGACGCGGCATGACGTGGCCGGCGTGACGCTCTGCAACACGCACGATCCGCATGCGACGGAAGCGAAGAGCGCGGCGTTGCGTGACATTTCGTGGGGTACGACGGAGCAGCAGGGGCTGAGGGTGCTGTTGCGGGCGCTGCCGAGCTTGCGGGTGGAGGGAACACACGCGTTCTACGTGGGCGAGAACGAAGCCGGCGACACCGTTCATTTGCGTGCGACCTCGGATTTGCCGTCGCTCGCCGCCGCAGAACCGATCTCTGATCTGAAGATCGAGCATCGGCACGAGTTCCGCGATCTCCATCGTCGCGAGGAAGCGCTTGCCTACTACGAGCTTCGCGACAGACTCAACGTGGAGCAGCCGGTGCCGGCATGCTGAGGAAGAGGCGGGTTCGGATGCATTTCAAGCCGCAAACGGGGATGGACGCCTCGCTCGAGGGCGTGATGGGCGCGAACTGGGGAGACACCTACGTTTTGCTGATCCCCAGCCTGATTGAGCAGCCCGACGCGTCCGTGTCGCTCGGCCAGCGTGTCGAGGTTCCTCGAGAAAACGTCCTCTTTTGGGAGGTGCTTCGACCTTGATTTTGGCTGGACAACGGGGAAATCGTGAATACCGCGCTGATTTCGGGTCTTCCGCGATCCCGTCCTACACGTCGTTCATGGGGTTGGCCGCGTCCGGCGTGACTTACAACGTCGCGACCGCGATCGGCGTCCCGACCGTCGGCGCCTGCATCCGGCTCCTCTCCGAAACGGTCGGGAGCCTCCCTCTCTGCGTGTTCGAGGGCGAGGACGCGGGGAAACGGGAAGCGACAGAGTCATGGCAGTACCGTCTGCTGTCAGAGCAGCCGAACCCGGACTGCTCACCCTTCGATTTCCTCAGCGACATTGAGGCGTCGATCGAGACGTGCGGGAACGCGTTTGTGCGGAAGTTCAAGAGTCGCGGCCGGGTGGTCGCCCTCTACGTGCTAAATCCGTCCACGGTGACGGTGAAACGGACAGAGGGAAACAACAAAGTCTTCGAGATCGGGATCGGCAGAGACAAGGAAACCCTGTCGTCTGCTGAGGTGCTTCATGTTCGCGGGTTCGCTCCCTACGGCGGCGACGTCGGCTTGTCTCCGATCGCGCAGCATCGCGAAGCATTGTCGTCCGCGCTCGCAGGCCAACAGTTCCAGGGCAACTTCTACGCGAACGACGCCACCCCACCGTCGTATATCGCCGTTCCCGGCCCACTGACAAGGGATCAGGGCAAAGAGATGCTGCAAATGTGGAACGCGAACCATCAGGGATCCGCCAACCGAGGCAACATGGGCATCCTTTTCAACGGCTCCGAAATCAAGCAACTCGGGATGCCGCTGGTCGACGCGCAGTGGATCGAGACGCAAACCCGGTCGGACGAGCTCGCCGCACGCATCTACCTGGGGCCGGCCGCGTCTCTGCTGTCCGGCGTCGCTGCAGGGTCAGCGGTGAAAACGGAAGAAGAGACTTTGCGGTTCATGAACTTCGCTTTGAGGCCGCGGCTCGCCAGGATCGAAGGCGCGTTCAAGTCAGACCTCGACCTGTTCGCCGGCACAAGCCTCTATCCGCAGTTCGACATAGACGATTTCCTGCGTGCGGACGCCGCGACCCGCGCCGAAGTGCAACACAAGCAAGTGCAGTCGGGTGTTCTGCTGCCAGACGAGGCCCGTGCCGAGGAGGGCCGTCCGCCGCTGCCGAACGGCGCCGGTCAGATCCCGCAGCTGACGCCCGTCGGCGGGGCACCTAATCCAAACCTGAACCCGCAAGCGGGAGGTTAGTCAGATGGAAACGAACGAAAAGCCGGCCACAGTGTCGGAGCTTCAGCCTGCCCGCGAACACCGCACCCTGCCAATCGAGTCCGTTGAGTGGCGGCAGTCCGGGGCAGGGGAAGGCGAGATGACGGTGCGCGGCTATGCGTCCGTTTTCAACCGTTCGAGCCTGAACTTGGGCGGGTTCACGGAGACGATCGCTCCGGGTGCGTTCGAGAAGGCTTTGGCGTCGAACCCGGACGTGCATGCTCTCTGGGATCACGACACGAAACTCGTGTTGGCGCGCACGAAGAACAAGACGTTGGAGTTGCGCGAGGATCCGGTCGGCCTGCATTTCTGGGCGAAGGTCGCTGACACAAGCTATGCGAAGGATCTGCGGCTGCTGATGGAGCGCGGCGACGTCGACCAGGCCTCGTTCGCGTTCACAGTCGCGAAGGACGACTGGCAGATCGGTGAGGGCGACAAGGTGACGCGCACGATCCTCGAGGTCGACCAGTTGTTCGATGTGACGGTGACGGCGCAGGGCGCCTACCCGCAGGCATCTAGCGGCGTGGTGAAGCACATCAGGTCGAGGATCACTGAAGAGATTGCGGAGGGCAGGCTGCCGGAATCAGCGGCAGACGCTCTCCCTCAGACTGTCGCGCCCGAAGAGGCGGACATGACCGGCCCGCAGGCGGCAAGCCTGGAGTCGGACGATCAGCGCAGCCCCGCACCTGAAGAGGTGGAGGCCGAAGCCGCGCGCCAGAAGGCGGCGGACGAGAAGCGCGCCCAGGAGGAGCTTCGCGAGTTGCGTGACTACACGCGCGTGGAGCTCGTAAAAGCCACTGAGCGTCTTCTGGACGCAGAATGGAAGAGGAGCTAATGAAGCCAACGACTCAGTTGGAGGAGGCCCGCGCGAGGCAGGCCGAGTCCATCGAGAAGATGCAGACGTGGGACGCGAAGTCCCAGGCTCTGCCGGACAACGCAAGCCAGGACGAGCGTGACCTCACCCGTCGGGCGTTCGACGACGCGATGGCGGAGAACGCACGCTGGCAGGACACCGTCGACCGTCTCGCGTCGATCGAGGAGGCGAAGGAAGCAGTCGCTCTCCGCAACCCGGACTCCGACCAGATCGAGCAGCGTGCGGGCGACCGACAGCGGATCGTCGTCGGTGACGAGCCGAAGACGTATTCGCAGCACTCCGCGGCCGACGGCCGGTCGTTCTTCGTCGACATCGTGAAGTCGACGCGCGGCGACATCGAGGCGCGGATGCGGCTCGAGCGGCACTCGCAGGAAGTGCGTGACATCTCGACGACGGTCACGGCAGGCGGTAACTTCGTGCCGCCCGCCTATCTGGGAGAGTTGTACGCGGAACTGCCGCGCCCGGGTCGTCCGTTCGCGGACGCGATCGGCTCGAGGCCGTTGCAGGCCACGGGAATGAACATCACGATCCCGAGGATCACGACCGGCACGACCGAGGTCATCACGACTGGAGACAACGCTGCGGTGTCCGAGACGGACATCGTTGAGGCTCTCCTGACTGTTCCGGTTCGCACGATCGCCGGCCAGCAGGACGTGTCGCAGCAGCTGTTCGACCGGGCGGAGCCGAGCATCGACGCGGTGCTGTTCTCCGACCTCCGTCGCGCATACGACGCTGCGCTCGACTCGCAGCTTCTGAACGGCCCAGGTACGTCGGGAACGCATCTCGGGATCCGCGCGGTGTCGTCCGTGAACACGGTTGCGTTCACGACGGGTTCGCCGACGGCGGCTCTGATGGTGCCGAAGGTGTACGACGCAATCCAGCAGGTCGAGTCCAACAGGTTCACGCAGGCCGACATGATCGTGATGCACCCCCGTCGGTCGGCATGGCTGGCCTCGAACCTGTCGTCGACGTTCCCGCTGTTCCAGCTCGGTTCGCTGACCCAGGCGTCGGGCACGCAGGACGCGGGGATGACGACGTCGCTCGGCGGCCTCCGGGTCGTCCGCGACGCGAACGTCCGCACAACGGATGGTGCGTCCACGAACCAGGACGAGGTGTACGTCGTCTCGTCGCCGGACCTGATCCTCTGGGAGGGGCCGCTCCAGGCTCGCGTGATGCCCGAAATCGGTTCCGGCACCCTGACCGTTCGACTTCAGCTGTTCGCGTACTCGGCGTTCGCGTCGGGCAGGCAGCCGAAGGCAATCACGGTCATGAGCGGCACCGGCCTGGTTGTTCCTGCCTTTTGACGCCTAGTTAGACAACACGAACTATGCCTAAAACCCTCATCTGTGAGTGTGGTGAATGCACCAAGTGCAGACACCGCGACTACATGCGTCGCTATTACCACGAGCGGAAGAACGCCGCGGAAGTCCTACGGGACAAGACGTACGGGTCGCGCTCGAGCGGAGGGAAGGCGGTTAGTCCGTGTTCGTGGTGTGGCCGCGAGGTCGAGACCACGGTCAGAATGCTGGAAAGTGGGAAGCGGTTCTGCTCCCGTGCTTGTAAGGACGCGGCGCGTCAAGCCAAGGACAAACAGGCGCGGCTGGAAGCAAAGTCGGAGAGAGCGTGTCGTCATTGTGGCGGCACGCTCTCGAAGGCTATGCGGTCTGACGCTGTGTTTTGCTCGGAGCGGTGCAACTCGGCCGCTCATGGGCTCAAGCGAGGGAACGGAAGAGTCGGCCCGGGGAGACGTAGGGAGATCGAGCGGGCGTACATTATCTCCCGCGACCAGGGCCGTTGTCATATCTGCGGGGCGAGGTGCCGTCCCGATGAGGTCACTCTCGATCACCTGATTCCGCTTGCGGAGGGCGGCACGCATGCGCCCGAAAACCTGAGGGTCGCTCACCTGTCGTGCAACACGAGTAAAGGCGCTCGAGAGGCGAATGACCAGCTAATGCTGGTCGGCTGAAAGGAACTAATGGCAGACACCAAAGAGCAGGAAAAGGGTTATATCGCGGCGCTTCTGCGTGAGCGCGCCGGGTATTTGCAGCAAGGGAATGCCGCGAGCGTGGCGGAAGTCGACGCGGAGTTGCGCCGGTTGGGCGCTGATGGTGTGGCTCCGGCGAAGCGTGCGACGAAACGGAAGGCCGTTGACTCCTGATGTCTGATGTGTCGGCGAAGCAGAAGATGCGGCAAGCGCAGATCGAGGCCGTAGTTATCCGAGCCGACGGCACCAGGGAAGACCTCGGAGTTATTTCCTATTGGCACTCGAATCCTTTGCGGCGCATGTGGTGGAGGGTCACGCATGTCGGCCGCTAAGGCGAAACGGATCGTCGTCAGGCTCGAGCAGATCAAGGAGCGGGCGTCGGAGATGAACGCGGCCCAGAACACGAAGGGCGGAGTGACGGGTGCTGATTTGGCTGAGGAAGCAGCAGGTCTCGGGCTCGAGCT